AAATACCAACTAGCATGAATCCAAGAAGGGACAACTGGTGCGGCGATAACCTTGCCGAGGAAGCCGAGGATGACGATGATGAAACCCAGCATTTCAACTGGAGAAACAATCCAATCCGTGCCTTATTCGACAACCCGTCCCAACGATCGCACCAGTCGTCCCTAGACTACGAAAACGAATTGGACTATTATCTACCCCGCTATGGAAAAGAGATTTAAAAAAGTAGTAGTCAACCCAAAGACTGGAAGGAAGAACACTATTCGCTATGGGCAAGCAGGCCCAGCCAAAGACGGCGGGGATCGCATTAGACCCGGTACGGCCAAAGGAAATTCCTATTGCGCTCGCTCTGCCAAGATCAAGGGTGACTGGAAGGACAACCCCAATAGCCCCAACGCACTTTCCCGCAAAAAATGGAAGTGCCGAGGAAGCAAATCAATGAAGTCATGAGTGCCGGCAAGGGGGACACACCGAGGCCCGTAGATATGAAAGTCTATGGGGACAACTATGACCGAATCTTCAGAAAAACCAATAGATCCGAAAACATACCGATTCCGCTGGAGAAAGAAAGCCAAGCCGGAGGAGCAACAGACTGTCAAAAGGACTGTCAGTCTGACCCCGGAAACTCACCAGAGGATTCTTAATTACGCTCGCCGTTCTAGGATCGGGTTCTCCAAGGCAGTAGAGAAACTGCTCGACACCGAGGAGTCCCGTGCTATGGAACCGCTAGTTACCATTGACTGGGACAAGGTGCGCCGGATGAAACTTGGCAACCACTACATGAGCATTGACCTGTTCCGTAGTGGGAACCGCAGAAGATACAAACGAAAATAAATCACCGAAAATGAGAGGATTCCCTTCGCGCTACAAGAATGCCCCAGAATGCGTCGGAGACGGCTGGTGGGGACACTACAAGGCTGCGCTACCTATCGTGGATTCTGGAGGCATTGTGGTGCTTTACGGCGGACATGGTACAGGCAAGACCCGCATGGCCCAGAAGCTAGCATCCGAGGCCAAGCCACCCAATCGCTCCTACAAGGTTTTCGGGGTGTCCAAGGATGTCCATCCGGTCTACACTACCGCAGTCAATTTGTTTATGCAGATCCGGGATACCTACCGGCGGGACTCCGAGGTTTCCGAGAAGCAACTTCTGGACTCCTACTGCGAAGCCTCGGTGCTGGTCATCGACGAGATCCAAGAGCGGGGGGAGACTCAGTTTGAGGACAGGAAGCTGACCCAGATCGTGGATGCCAGATACCAGCATGAGAAGCCAACCATCTTGATCTCTAACTACAACCGCGAGCAGTTCGCCAAGGCATTGTCCCCGGCGATCCTTGACCGTATTCGGGAGAATGGCATCGGGCTACACTTTGACTGGCCCTCCTACCGCAGGTAAAGAAAACGCCAAAAGGTTGCCAGATAGCGCAGGAAGGTTACCAGATAAGGTGGAAATGTTTACAGGTGACACCTCCGCAATTCCCGTTTGGGAACTGACAATTCCCGCCTATGGCAAACAAGCGGGATTGATTAGTCCGACCTAGCTGCGAGAATCAGCCCAACGTTTGCCAGAGCATAGGCAGTCCATGTTAATGCCCAAGGGAAGTCACCCTTGACAGCATAGGATAGCCCTACCCATGCGTAGAGGACCGTCACGATCCCCACAATGTGTGACTCATTTAGACTCACTTTCAGTTGGGATTTGGACTAACTTGGAATACCACCAATTAGAGATGCCTTGGGCGATAGCGTCTGCGATCTCCAAACTCTGTGTCTTGGCGGACACCCAGTCCTTCTTATTTGTGCCAAAGAATGGTTCAGCAATAACGGCTGGACACGGCATCTTGCGAAGGAATGTGCCACCACGCTCGGATGACTTGATTGGCTTAATGCCGCGCCGCTTGATGGAGGGAACCTTCCCAAGGAATCGCTCCTCAATCTTGCAGGCTAGTGCCATACCCTCTTTGCTGGTGTGCCAATAAAGCCACTCATGCCCATTGGCTGTTACTCCAGCAGCATTGAAATGCAATTCCACGGCGGCATCTGCCTTCCATGTCTTGAGTAATCCAGCAAGCCAAGCCATAGCGGTAGCATACCCACCACCATCGTAAGTCTTAATCACCTTGGCATTGAAGTTTTTCGCCTCCAAATGTTCAGCGATCATGTCCGCCAGCACGTTATTGTAATACCACTCATTCGTCCCATCCACGGACAACGCTCCTCCTTCGTGGCGGTTCTTCACCAATCTGCTGTGGCCCACGCAAATAGCAATGTTCCCACGTTTAGTGGGTGCGGTTGCTAATTGCAGATAAGATGACAGCTTCTTAATTATGTTCTTCATGTTAGTATTAGTTTATCGCTTACTGTAAACGTTGGATATTTTCCCATTGAGACAAATTTTTCGGCTCTTCAGTTCGCCCGATTCGATTAGTCTCCTTAAATGCGAGGCTGCTGTATTCTCTGGCAGTTTACGCCCACCGCTTGAGGCTTCTTGGATGAACTCTTTGAGCGTAAACTCATCCTCCCGCTGCACGTTATCGTTGAGCGACTCAAGCGCGGTAAGAAGTGCCGATTTGTTTCCGATTTTTTTCATGGTGTTTTTGTTGGTTAGTTAGTCTGCGGTGTAAATTCTGCGATGCACAAGCGGAAGTTCCCCCTTCTCAACCTGCCTCATGTCGAGGATGACAACTGAAGGTTGTGGAACCGCGTCTGGCACGACACGGTGGGCGTAGCGAGTGAGACCCTGCCATGCGCCGGTAATGATCGAAAGTTGGTTGCCATCGTCCCAGATTCCGTGGCGGTGTCTGTGCGCTCGGCACATGACCTTCGGGACTGCCTTGCCTGCCCTAGCTCGGCTGTGGGTTAGATTGCCCAGCATAATCGAATGCGCGGATGCCTCAAGGCAGCTTCGGGCAGTTGCCGAGATGTGGTGCGCAAAGTTCACTAGTGTGCCACCGACCTCAAGATCGAGGTTGTCCCATGCGTTCTGGCCTGTGGCTGGGTTCTTTGTGGCTCCAAGCGCACGCCCGATGCGAATCTCGTCATTGCGACTATGTACCTCCGTTCCTTTAATGATGTGCAATTTGTGGCAGGTTTCGGCCAAGAATCCCAGCACCTGTCTCACAGCGTCCGTCTGGTCGCCGGGATCGGGTGTCATCACTTGCAGCGTCTTGTGGTGGATGCCGTCCACAAGGTCGCCATTGACAACCAAATCGAACTGATCCTTACCGATGACCTTTTGCGACCAGACAAGCATATCCTCCCAGCACTCCCAGAGCCACTTTTGGAACTCGTTCTGCCCGATGGGATTGCCCTCATTGGACAGGAAGTCTTTTGGCCATAGCCCCATCGTGCTGCCAACGTGGAGGTCGCTCATGAGCATGACGAGCTTGGATGTTGTTTTCATGGATTTAGTTTGTTTTCAAGTTTCTCCCACGCCGGAAAGAAAATATTGTCGATAGCACGGACGATGCTTTCCTCGTCAAAACGATCAGCGAATGAACAACCGCTGACAGCAAGAGCAGCATGAATAACCTCATGCCTCAATGTATCTTTGAGATTCTTTGGATTGGCAAGACATTTTTTTGACAACAATATCTGCCTGTCGTCGAAGAGCATCTGCCCCCAGTCATCGTTCTCTAAATCACGGAATGTGATCTTGAACTTCTGCCCACCTATGCTGACAGATCTCGGTGTTTTCTGCCTCATTGATCTCCTATGATGATGGCTCGTCGATAGGCGTAGTGGGAAAAAAACTTCTGCCCATGCCCATCCACATACCCTTCTTTGAACTGGTAGCGGACGCTAGGAAGAAGGGTCACTGTTACTGGGTCGCGCAGTGCTGCCTCGTTTTCTCTTGAGACGTTTCGCCAATCTCTCAAGCCGCAACTGGGCAATAGGACTCCCATCAGCAGCAAGGCGGTCAATCTCGTCCTCAATGTGGTCGAGTTCTTTTTCACGCTGCCAATCAACCCATTTAACATAGGCTTGGCAAGCAGAAATTATCGCTAGGACAAAATTCACTTGGCATCAGCAGCCTTGAGGAGGCCAATGCCGGCAGTAATGGCCGCAATCGTGGCCCCGAAATCCACGTTTTGTCCATTCAGTAGGGCAACTGCGGCGTTTACAACTGCCGCGATAATGGTCAAAATTCCCAAAATAGTTGTTTTCATATCTTTTGATGTGAATTTATTTTTATTATTTGTCTTTTTCATTCCTAGATTTTACCAGATTTCTCAAAGAAATCAAGGCAACAAGAAGAAGAACAACCGCCGTAGATAACCGAACCCAAGCCTCCATCGCCTCAACAAATGTCACCATAAATCCAGTAGCAGATGCTAACACACCAGTGGCTCCGTTGGCAATAGTGTGACTGTGGGTGTCTACAAAGTGTCTCATGGCTCTTGTGGCGCGTCAGGATCAATAATGTCTTGGGGATTAACGTCAACCCTAGCATCCAATCCGCCAAGGTCATCGATGATTTGGAAAAACTCTGGGAAATCAACCGGCCTCAATGGAGGATTACCAATCAGCGGGGTATTCATGATGTCATCATCGCATGGCACAAAGGAGAGTCCAGCATGGTATCCAGTAAAGATGTGGTAATTCCCCGGCAACCAGAAAACTGGCAGCCCGCGAGATGATTGCGCCAAGGCCACCGCATCATTTGCGGCTTGTGCTTGTTCAGCAGTAACGGCAAATCCGATCATGGCAGTGTCAGTCCCGTACAGGTTTCCCACATTGTTTTCAGTGCCGCACTGTATTGATCTGCTTGTGTTGTTGTAAACTCAAGCCCGATGTGTGCCGCGCCAATTGAATCGTTAGAAAAGTTTGCAAAACTGCTATTGTTATTTGCAGCCATAATTTGTGCATTGATAGTTGGGTAGCCTCCAGTAGAAGAAGAAGTGTTTGTAGCAAGAGAAGTGACTCCGGCAGTTTTCCTAACACGGAAAAACCTATTTGTTGTTGTTGTCTCGCCAGCAACATAGATGCCACCAAACGTGGTGTCTGTTGCATTCATGTCAACACCAAGGCTTCCAGCTGAAGTTGTGGCCCCGGCAATGGTGTTCCTTGAAATCCGGAAACTCTTCTTGGCTGTTTGTGTCACCCCAATTACCGCACGAAAAGAAGATCCAGCACCAGCCGCGTAAATAAGGCAAGAAATGGAAGCGTCTCCATCTACAATACTAAGAGCATCTGGACTTGTGTCCATTGCCATCCTTGCATTAGATCCGTTTCCAGTAATGTATCCGGCAGAATGGGTGACAGTCCCAGCAAACGTGCCGCTGTTCGTAGTAATCAGATCAATCGCATTCGGGCTGGCAATAGCCCAGATCGGCAGATACAGCCTCTTGATGTTGGCATACCATCCCTCATCTTTCCCGGTCGCATAGAACTCGCTGATGGCCTTCTTTTGCGCTCCCGAGACAGTCGCACCAACAGCAACTACAGCGTCAATGTATGCCTGTGCGTCTGGGTCTAATGTAGTAGGCATGAACCCACCAATTCTATTTGCAAGTGCGTAAAACATCAGTAGCGAAGTTGCATGTTAGAGTTTGTCATAATTCGCTGCGACACAATTGTTTGTGTGTGCTGCTCGTCCAACTTCATCAACTCATCTTGCAGAATTGAGTCAGCCTCCTGCTCGGCAAGTGCTGCTTTCTCTTGCTGACCTTCAGCCCGAAGGTAGTCAGCGTATGTTCCGTGAGCAAGATACTCAAACCATTCATCTGGAACTGTGGTCGTAGAACCGCTCGTCCCGTCCCCATAGGTATCAGAGAACTGCTTCTTGTAAGTCACCCAAGCAGCCGTGGGAGCAAGTGTTCCTGCAATAATGGTTGCACCTGCGCTAGTCACCATGAAATCAAACTCCTGCACCGAGGCAGTTTGATACGGCTGTTGTTTGTGAATACGCAGAAATGTGTCAATCGGGTCTTTCCCAGACTCGGTGAATCCAATTACGTTGGATGACACCGCACGCTCTTCGCCAATCTTCAGAAATCTTGTCCAGTAGTTGGACGCTCGGTAGGCTCGTTTGGCCCGACGATTTACCATCGCCTTAATGCGTGGCAATTCAATAGATGCAAACTCGACACCACAAAGTGCCTTAATAAGTGGCAAAAGATCAGTGGTGTAATTCTTGGTCTGCATAGATCACATCTTGTAGACGGCCATTGTAGGCTCTAATCGCTGAAAGTCACGAACAAATTCCCTGTCCTCCCAGCATTCATGTCCATATTTATGTACCATCTGAAGGTACTCCCGTTGCGGGATCTCCGCAAGGTGTCTCCAGTTCTTCTTGGGAGCGTATTTCCGCGCCTCTTTAGCGATAGAAGCAGCATCCGCCTCGCGGTATTGCTGGAGAGAATCAAGAAACTGCCGTCCCGTGCATAGTTCACGGACGACAGCAGCAGTCATCGCCTCTTCTGAAGGCTTAAGTAACATGGTGTTTATGCAAATATGGGCAGGGGAGGTTAGAACTCCCCCACCCGATATTAGGATTAGGCAACCAGCAATGCGGTGTCCACAATGCGAGCAAAGATTTTTACTTCGCCAGCAGTGCATTCATCCAGCTTGTAACCACTCGGCGTGAACAACGCTTCAAGCGTATTCGCGGTCGTGTAGGTCTTTCCCTTGATGACGTTTGCGGTCGTCTGTGATCCACCACTATCTGTCCCGGTGAAGTAAGCACCAGTGTTAGCAGCAATGAACACTTCCGTTCCATCAAGATGGAGTTCCGTGGAGGTCACGAAACCATCATCATCGCCAGTATCACCAATCTTAATCGTAAGCGAGGCTCCACCAGCGTCATCATTGAACGGAGTCACCAATCGGAAGCCAACAGACTCGACAATCGAGTACTGAGGAATTGCAGCGATCGGGAACGTCAGCGTGTCATTATCGGCAGCAGACGGATTGGCAACGAAGTCCGAAAACTTCACAGTGCCAACGTGCGTCCAGCCACGTCCAACTTCATTGTTTACAGATTGATTTGCTTTTCTGTTATTCGTTACGTCAATATTAGCCATTGTATTTTGTTTCTATCAATTAGGATTAGTATGCAATCTTTCCGTGTGCTTGCGGAGTGCGGCAGACGAGCGTACCCGCCATGTCCACATAACCACGCTCACCACCACCTTGGTTTTCAAGGCGAGTGGAACCAAGCGGGATAAGTGTCCCGAAACCAAGATACTTGGGATCGAGAACATAACCCACGTTCGTTGTAGCAGTTGGCATACAGGCAGGGTTTCCGTTCACGATGCGAACCAGACCAAAGTCACTATCGAAGAGGCTCACCGAGAGGGTGATCTTCTTGGAGGTGGCATCTTGGTTAACTTGATACACCGTTTCGTTAGTGTTGCCTTCTTGTCGGGTGAAGTTGGCAACAACCTTGCGAAGCGCAACGTTGGCAACAAGCGTAAGGTTTCCGATCTCGCCGGTCTGGGCGAAAATGGAACCAAGAACATCGTTGAAACCAGATTCCGTGAGCGTTGTGGTAACGATCGAGCCTGATGGCGTACGGAAGGCAGCCGGAACATCCGACGGGCCAGCGGAGTCAAGCCAGTCACCAAGTCCGCGAAGGGCATACGGAGTGCCAGCACCATCTTCAACCGATCGGTCGTTGTTGGAGCAGATAGCAGCTTCCGCGTCACGCTTGATTTCGCGCATACACTTGGCTTCAGCTTGGGCCACGTTCGCAGGGCCGACACTAGTCACAGCGTTCTGCAGGTTCGACACCAGATAATCACGACGGAAGATCTGGGTGTAGTTCCCAAGACGCGCACGACCAGAGAACTTGTCGTCAAATGCAGTAACGTCTGCACCCTCTGCGATACCAGCAGTGCTTGGAGCAGCAAGGCTATCCACAACCCACTCATGGAAGGTCGAGGTGGCTTTACCCTTGGCGCAGAGCGAAAGGATTGGGGTTTCTTCAGGAGCGAGAATCGTCAAGACATCGCTAAGATCCTCCCGGTTGCCGATGGCTGGGCCTACCCCAGTCTTCGCGGCGGGAGCCGACGGTTGATATGTAGTGCTAATAGGCATTGTTTTATCTTTCTATGTTGTTCACTTAAATTGTGCAATTCGGGCGGCAACAAAATCTTCCACACTACCTGTTTGTTCAAAACGAGAGTAGGCTTCTTTAGCCTTAACCTTGACGTTCTTCCCAGATCTTGCAGCCCCGGCCCCATTGGGTGAAGAGGGCGGACTCGCCTTCAACTTCGATCCCATGCCAGTCTCAAGTTTGGATTTTCTGCCAAAGATAGACTTTGCAGCGTGAGCAAGGATGTACTCAATCTGCATCCCAAGCTCCGGGATTTCTTTTCTCAGCTTGCCAACCAACGGATCAGACAACATATTCTGAAAGTTCTTTCCAACATCGGATTCTGCATCCTCGATCTCTGGAACCTCCTTGCGAGCCGCTGTATTGTATTGTTCCGTCAGACTTGCGATCTGTTGGCTCTTTACAATTTCTTGATGCTGGGCCGGCAAGAACTTCGTAATTGCATCCCTTGCATTGCGATTCGCTTTGCGAACTTGTCTCTTGGTGAACTCGGAGTTTCCAACCACGATGATGTCATCGAGGCCATAATCTTCGTGTTCCTCAAGAATGCGATCCGTTGTTTCAAGCGTCTCCTCAAGTTCCTTGTACTTGGCTTGCAACCCCTCAACGGAGTCGATTTCACCAAATGGATTGGATTCCTTGGGGATCTCCCGAACTGTCTTCTCGGCAATCGTGCTAACCTTCTCTTCAAGGGCTTTGTTCTTCGCGGTCAGTTCCCCGATCCGCTCAAGAAGTCGGCTCTTGCCTTTCTTGGCTAACTCTTTGATTTGCTCTGGAGACAGACTCAACAGATCTATGTCTGATTGAGACTCTTCTTCACCTTCTTCTTCAGATTCCTCGTCAACTTCTTCGGCAGTCTCTTCTTCGGATTCAACCTCCTCAGTTTCCTCTACCTCTTCAGTCTCCTCGGCCTCCTCTGGCTCTGGTTCTGATTGTCCCTGTGATGCTTGGATTCGTTGAGACATAAGCTCCTCGAAACTCAAGTTTTCCCCACTGGTTTTAGCGTCTCCAGCGTCCGACGGATTTTGTGCTGTCATGTCTATTTACACCAGTTAACGCCCGGCGGTGGCGAGTTCGTGGTGAGACAAACATAAAACTAATAATATGTCAACACCCCTAGAAATGAGCAGGGCCGGGAGTTATTAAACCCCCGACCCGCCCAACTAACCAATAAGGCGGGAACACCGAAAAACCCGCCGAGCCGATATGAAACTCAAATTATGGAAAATGTCAAGATAGTAATTGCAGCATCTCATCCAGAGTAGCAATGCTTCCTGCCACCTTCATAACCTCTTGCTCACTACTACATTGCCGCAGATCACCAAAGAATCGCTCGCGCTCATCCCGAAGGAATTGCAAGATTACCTTGTATTCATCCCTATCACGCAGCCCTTCGACTGCCTGTTGGATTGTTGGTTTTGGTATCGGTGTCATAGTATTTGGTTAGATTTTGTTCTTTTCCATAGCGCGGATCTTGCGCTCTTGTCGTAGCATCTCCTTGGTCGGCTTGCGTCCAGACCCTTTGTTGGCTCGGATATTATCCCATAGTCCGCGTTCGGAGTATGAGCCATCCTTTCGTTTGATCATCTTTTTCACCTTTTTCATGTCACTTTACTTTTGTTACTTGCTTGCGAACCTTGGATACCTTGGGGACTGCCCCAGATTTTCTTTTCTTGGACTCCTCACGCATCTTGCGCTTAAATTTCTGGTGTGGCAGTTCTCCAATCATTTCTTTTTGCTAGATTTTCTTGGCATACGGCTCATCTTGATCTCAACCTCGACATAGCCTTTACCTTTGCCTTTACGCTCCATCTTTTCGTGGCCGCAGCCACATGATTTTCCTTTTTTCATAAGTTATCCTTGTTGCATTCCTTGTGTTGTTGCCCCACCCATTTGTGCTGGCTGAGTTCCGATTCTTCCGATTTCAGCATTTTGCATCTGCTGAAGCATAAACTGGTATTGCCCTGCGTACTTCTGGAGACGCTCACCAAACGCTTGATCTTGTTGCGCCCTAGCTGCGACATCAGGCTGCTGAAGGTAAGCTTGGACAAGCTGTAGGGCAACCTGTGCGCCATTAGGACGGGCTGGAACCTCGATGCCAGAGTAGATCTTGGCAAGGTCGTCAGTCACATCCTTCATCAGCTTCTCCTGTGCTTCCTCCGCAGGCTGCATAACGTAATCAGCAAAGATCGGGTTAATGCTCGCAGCCGTGAACTCCAGCAGCTTATTGATGTCAATGCGCCCATTGCGGTCGAACTGGATCAACGAGATCATGTTCTTCAACTGTGTTTCCGCAGTCTCCGGGTCTGTCTCCTTAGTATCGAACGAGACAACGATACTGTAATCATCATCCGCGCTACCCTTGGTCATAATCTGCGGGTTGGGATTGCCGGTCACTTGGAAGAACACCTCGTCCGGCCCCATGCGCTGATACAGCTTCCACGCCAACGTGAGAACGTCCCGAACGTGGTCAAGGAACTTGTTTACGATGAACTGCTGGCGCACCACGGAAAACGGAGAATTGGGGTCTAGCCCAACTGCTCGGTCTGCCTGCTGTACCATTTGTGATTCAATGCGCTCGCTTCCTGGGTCAAACGGAGGCACAGGGCCAAACGTCACCTCACCAAGACGGCGGTATGGGACTCTGCGTCCCGGCCCCCAGTCTGACGGCGGTCGTCCTGCTGGGTGCATAATCGGCGGTAGTGTTGCCAAAGATGCACGGTCAATTCGGCTATCTCGCTCGGTCTTAATCTGCATCTGCGGCCCACGGAGGATGTCGGAGAACGTCATGGTCTCATACATCCGCTTCTGGTCGTTGGATAGCCGTGTCACCACAAACGGGTAATCGTCGTATCCATTGAGCAACTCATGCTTGGCGTATCCCTCGGTCGTAGGATGGAACACTGTGCAGTAGATCCCCTCGCTGCCGTCCTCCTCGTCAATAAGACGTTGATACGCGTACACCACCATCACAAGGTCGTTGTCGTCCGTGATTGGCAAGCGGTCGATGGTCTTCTGTTTCTCCCCATCAACGTAGAAGGAATCCTTACCCCGAAGTGTAGAGATGGCGTTATCCACCCATTGTCTATCCCACCCTTCGTTCTCCACCTTTTTCTCCAGTTCTTGCGAGGTAAGGAAGGTTCTCCAGAACACATACGGGCTACGTTGTGGGTCTGAAACATAAGGTGGGAAGATTACTTCCCCATCGGGAGCGCAGGCGTAAACCACCGGGCAGTCCACACTGTTGCGCGGCATCGGGATCTCGGAGATTCCTGTCTTGCGAAGTTCTTTGATTGCCTTCTTGGCACGCTTGTCGGAAATAGCCGGAAACGCCTGCTGGATCGTCGTAAGAACCATTTCGTCATTCCCACCCATGGCGATCATTTCAGCCAAATCTGGGGCAATCTGGGCGATCTGCTCCAGCGTCACAGATTGTTTGTAGGTGCGTTTCTCGCGAGTCCACCCAACGTAAGAAACCATAATCCCCTTTTCCAACAAGTAGTTAGCTCCAAGTTCCATTTGGTTCTTGAAGTCAGGGATGTACGTCTTACGCATCCACTTCAGGAATGCAGACACAATCTGCGCCCTTGGGATACTAGCCATGCTGGTTGGGAACGCCTTGATGTGACTCCGCTCAAGGGCTTGGTCAAGGATGGAAACGTAAGCATCAATCCGCTCACCAATGACATTTACCTCCATGTCGGAAGCCCCCTGCCACGGGAAAGCATTCGGCCCTTGTTTACGCAGATCTTCAGACTTGCCATCCCAGATGTTGCGCCGCTCCTCGTAGGATCGCAGACAAGCCTCAAAGTACTCCTCCAGATCAAGAAGGCAGGTATCGAATGCGTTCTGCAATGCAGGAACATTCGGCTCGTTGTCCAAGTAAATCATGGACATTTCTTGATCTTCAGTCGGATCGCTCATGGAATGTGTTCAAATTGTTCTATTAAGTCCCGTTGGATTCTACCAACTTTTATGGTTCTGCCAACTAATTTATTAGTGAACTTTGGTGAAATGGCAATTTTAATGAGTTCGCCGTTTAGGTCACCAGCCACCCATCTAGGGTTAGGCATTTGACGGATTACCCTAATTTCAAATGTTTCGTTGGTTTTCACCTGTTCTGGCTCGGCTTGTGGTTCCAATTCGGTTTCCACAACTTTCTTCGGTCTTCCTCGTTTTTTCATGGTATTCATATTAGTATCCCCCGCCACCCTGTATGGTGACTAAAGTTCTTTTGGCATCCACATGGTCGATGTCGGCAATGGATGCGTAGCGTAGCACGTCAATCGGATCTTTCCATGCTTCTTTTAGCCCTGCTTCCCCCGTGTATTCTGACAATGCTTGAATGATGTTCTCGCATTCATCAGTGACATAAAAGTGTGGGCGGTTAATGGAGTCCATGGGCTTTGTGGTGTCCCAAGACATCTTACCTATTAGGGCTTGGAGGCCATCGTCGATGTCTAGTCCCGGCGCAGGGATACACACCATTCCTTGATCGTTCAAGTCCTCAATGATGCTGGATGCCCCGTCTGACGATTGGTATTTTGCAGCACCAAGGCGGGGATCAATAAGTCGCTCGAAAATCTCCTCGTCTCCCTCTAGTTCCTTGATGAGGTCGATGTAGTCCTTGATGCCAAACCCTTGTCCCTTTGCGCCCGGCCCCGGCTGCCACTTCCCAGCCTTCCACTCGGCCCAGTCGCCAACATCCACTCCCGGCCACTCTCGGTAGACGTAGAATGTACCAGACCCATCTACGGCGATCCAGCACATGAACCAGTTTTTAGCACCAGCAGGGTCGATAACGTGGTATCTTGTGATTCCCGTTTTGGGAACTTGATCTGCCTTGATAACGTTTACTGCCTTATTGAACTTGGGGAACTTGGTGGCATGGGATTTAACTGGGACACCATAGGCGCGGATCAAGATCTCTTCCCTTGGTCTGCCTACTAGCGTTTCACGAATCCGCTCATAGCCCCCGAACGGGTTATCCTTACTGTGAAAGTAATGTATCGAGGCGTTGCGCTTTTTGCTCTTCTGGACATAAGGAACCATCTCGTTATTGAGAAGCTCGGCCTCGCGCACCTCAATGTTTTCAGCCCCGTCTAGATATTCCTTGATCACCTCTGTGTATCCGTCAATAGGAGTAAAGGTCAGAAGTAATTTAGAGTCACGGGTGGCCAATCGGAAGCGCAACGTGTTGATTAGCTCTGGCCCTAATAAATATTCGTCGGCCCAAGCTCCAATGTTGTGCCATACTGGGGCGCGGCTGCCAAGTTCAGCACCTTCTAGGATTGTAGGGTTGTTCTGGTATTGGCTGTATGTCTTGAAAATAATCTGTGATCCATTGGGTAGGATTAACGAGTTGTCAGTAAACCCATTTTTCTGGGTGTAGCTGATGTAGGCATTAGCAGATGTCTGCTTCACCCTGTATTCCGCTGGCAACCACCCCCACACAGCTTTCTGTTGCTGCCGGATGCTGACCTCTGTGGTCTGCGCGAAACACATGATCTCGGACTGCGGGTTATCAATCGCAGCACGAACAACGCAAAAAGCTCCCCATTGTGTTTTGCCGCTCCGGTTACCTCCTAATGCCACTACCTCGCTTACGCTCTGTAGCTGTTCCTCGGCCCTACTCCAATGTGGCAGTCTAAACCCATACCGATATGGGTCTTTGTCAGCATTCTCAATTGCCTCATGGTAGACCTTGTGCAGGGCAACCAGTTCTTCCGGCTCCATTACCGCGATCTCGTCATCAGACGGCGGGGCAAGGATTGGATGTTTCCTCCAAATCATTCGATCACTTCAGCTTCGACTGTGACTTCCTTGGCCTTGTTGGCAACCCTCATGCGTGCCTCCTCGATCATCTTAGCAGCATCGTCGATAGATGCCCCGCGCCTATGCTCAATAACCGTTGTGGCCATGCCTGATAGCTGCGATGCCTTGTCCGTCATAATGCCCACCGTAAGGGCAAGCCTGTCCGGCGAGATCATCTTAAGCTGATCTGGGTCATTTGCTAGTTGCTCGGACTTCTGAAACAGGAGATCTGTATACTCCGCAGCCGCCATAGCGTAGCGGATAGAGAATTGCTTCCTACGGGTCTCCAGCGTGTCAGTGTGTTCCCACTCTAGCCTGCGGATGGTCTCATGCCCTAAACCCGTTATGCGCGAAATTTCGGCTATCCTAGCTCCTTGTGCCAGCATCCATAGTGCCTTGGCAGCAACATGGGGTTTACAGTTCTCAACGCATCCCCTCGGGAGGTGCTTCGCCCTCTCGCGGATCTCCTCCATGAACTCCCGCATGGCTTGCGGTGAATCCACTTCGGTCAGTGTTTCTTCGGACATGGTTATTTGGTCTTCACCGACCTTCTTACCTTGGCCTTGCCAGAATGCAATTCTTTTTTGAACTTGTCCTTTTGCTTGGTGGACAATGGTGACACGCTGCTCAGTAGATAGCGCACCTGCTTTTTAGTAGGATTCTTTGGCATGTTATTCGGATTTCATTTGTTTTAGCATCTCCTCATCGGATTTCATTCCTTGATTGAGTTCCGAAAGGTATTGAGCAAACTCCTCATCTTCCGCTGCTTGAGTGTAAAGAGACGTAAGCCCACTCCTTGTGGTGAACAAGTTTTTCATCATATTCTTGTATGCTTGTTCGGTGGCCTCTACGCCAGAATCTTTTGCAATAAACCGAATAATTCCAGACTTCTCCATAGCCCCGCTACTCAAGGCCCCAGCCATTAGCCAATTCCTAACCGGTTTGGTTACCCCTTGAGCCATGTAAACACTAACACCACCAAGACCCATTGTCGCTCTTATGGTTTCATTGTCCTTTTTGGCGATCGGAGTTGTTGACTCTAGAACTCTTGCAAATGACTCTATGTAATCCGCTTGTTCCTTTCCAAGAACAACTTCTAGTTTATTCCTTAAATCAGATGGTATTCTGTCACCAAAGTCATCCAGCCCATTTACATCTTTTAGAAACCTTTCAGAATCAAAAAATCTGATGTAAGGTTTATTGGATGTAAACCCTGCTGATGGGTATTTATTTAACAATGCTCTTGTGAAATCTGCTTTGTAAAGATTTTTGTCTTCTGCATTAAGCGATTTCCACACATCCCTTGTTTGTGTAATTGTCGTGTTTGGACTCAAGATGAATTGAGAAAGAGAATCTGGATCTACCTTTTCAAAACCAGACTCTTTCGCTAACTTGTAGATTTGACTGTTAGTCAACTTTTCAATTCCCTGCTCATAAGTTTTCCTAGCAATAATTGATTGGGTAACGCTATTTATTGAATCTTGATCTAATGCGCCATAAAGCTGGTTTACATCATCCATTGTTAGATTTGTGTCCAACTTTGATTTTGCCAAAGCATTGTTTACACCGCTCAGCGATTTAACCATCCTATCTCCAGATTCTCCCCACAAAGCTCGCACAACTCCAACATCAAAATTGACCCTAGATGGTAAATAACCAGTTCCAAGCGTTTTTTCTATGTATGCTTGTTGAAGCCCGAATATCGCTTTGTCAAATGCTTGTTTTTGCTTTGGGGTAGTTGCATACTGCTTTAATGAACCAACAACACGATTGATTGTGGTTGGCTCTTTCAAGACAAGATCAACTACATCGTATGGAGTTTTAACCTGTTCTCCAAGAACTTCCTTTAGTATTTGTCCCGGCGTGCCGCGCTCAAAAGCCATTCTGGCATCATAATCGGTGATTGCTTTTTGACGCAAGTCCGTAAGACCAGCATCATCGTAAAGTTCATCCCTCCATTTGGAAAGTTTATTTGAAACTTCAGAGGCAACCTCAGCTTGAGTGCCAGCACCAGCAACTTGTCCCGGTGCAGGAGCAGCATCTTTAATGATTCTTATGTAGGTGTCCAACTCATTTGCACTGATTGGGCCAGTCGTCTGCATCAATTCTTGATATGCTTCTTTCTGAAACTGGGTGAGTTCTTTGCCCTTGTCAATTATGCCCTGCAAAACAGACAATCTTTTTCCTCCAAGTATTCTCCGCGTTAGTGCGGATTCAACTTTTTTAACTGCTGGATTTTCTTTTGGATACGACTCGATTCTAAACTGTCTAATCAATGATCGCAATGCATTGGGATCTGTAGATAATCCAGCAGAATCAGCAGATCGAAACAATTCATCATACGAATCATTTTTTATGCTAATAGCTTTTTGTTCGAACTCCCCTGCAAGGGAGGTTAAGCCATTGCCGAGCTCAGTTTTGTTAAATTCAGATTTTTTGAATCCAGAAATCTTGCTATCAAGATATCCCTCAATAACCCTTTTGGGTTGCCTAGTTTCGAATGAAAGCAAATCAACCAAATCAGACCTTTGCTTCAAAACATCAGAAGCTGTTTGAGTAAGTGCAGTTGGTTCACCGGGAACTTCACCCAAAAACTTTTCCCACTCTCCAGCCAATGCTTCCTGCGTTCTACGCATCTTCCTTGAGAATCCTTTCTCTGGAGACATGCCAGCAAGGATTCTTTCCCCTGCCACGGCGCGAGGGCCGAACTCAATTGTTTTTGGTAAGGATACTTTTGCGGCTTCAGACGCGGACATCCTTGACGTCAACACATCCTTCGCTCTAGTAAGTTCATTAGCGTATCTATTGAACATATCCTCGCCAATCCTTCTTGATAAAAACTTAGCTGTCCCTGCTGTAGCAAGGTCAATTGGGTACGTTAATGCCGCTTCAGTTAACCTTTGTCCAGCAACTCTTTTTGGAGTTACCTCAACACCAGCAAGGTATTGCATCAGCATGTCTTGAGTTGCTCCGACACCAGCATAAGCACCACTAGCAGCAAGTGGGCTGCCTGTTTTACCTATGGTTATTGCACCAGCAATTGTTGGAGCAACCTCGGTTCCAAGTGAAAGCGTGTCAGTAGGTTCCACCTCTCCCCTGCCTGACAGTAAGAATGATCCATCACCTCGACGCACGACAAACCTGTTTTTTCCATCAAGATTTATGTCGAAAAGATTTTCGCCTCCATACTTGTTAACGAGATACTCAATTTTTGATTCTGGTTGATTTAATGCAGCCAGCTTAATTTTGTCTTCTGCTGGCAAACCAGATGTATCAACCTTTTTTGGATCAACACCAAGATATGTTCCAATGTCGCGCTTTAAGTTTTTCTCTTGTTTTGATTTTGATGCAACGCTAGTTGATGGCATTGCGGGTGCGTACTTTGATGGAGCAAAGTAGCTTTTTTCTTTATAATCGCCACGAGCAAGTGATTCCGCAGCATTTGTTGTTTGTGACAACTCTTGCCCAGCGACTTGATCTTGTTGCGTATCGAGACTTACTTGGATTCTTTCTGCTTCAGCAAGAAGTTCTTTTTTCTTGGCAAGGAATTGCTGTGCTTTATCTCTTTGACCTTTCTGCATAGCAGATTCGGTCAACAAGGAATATCTCCCAAGAAGATTGTTTATTTCCTCAAGCTCTTCTTGTGGATTTTTTTTGTTTACGTCTGCGGTAGCCATGTTTATTCACTTAAACGAGCCTCTTCCTCCTTAAGGATTCTTTTTTGTTCTTCAAGATTGAACAATGGCCTTGTTTCTCCTGCAACTTGGCCATCTTCTGAAACACCAAATGCTTTAAGAATTGAATTGTCGTTTTTGATTGCCCTAATCCGTCTTTGGATTTGATAGGGATTTTCCCCCTTCTCTTGTCCTTCAAGGATTGCGTCAGCAATTTTATCTTCTTTCTTTGCAGCCTCGCGCAAAAACATTACAAGTTGCCTGTTTGTTTTTTCATCAAGGCCAATGCCCGGTGAAATTCTATTAGTAAAAAATTCCATTTCTGCATTTGAGATCGCACCTTTTGTTTTTTGGACATATCCAAGTGCAACGTTACCACTCAATGCTCTAAATTCTTCTTGAGTTGCAACATCTGGTGCTTGGAATCCAAGATCAGCAGCAAATTGTTTGATTGGCAAAACCAATGACTCAAACCTTCCTGTCTTTATGTTTTGATCCAAAAGATTCCCCATTCTATTTACTTGTGGCAACAAGTCGGAAGCTGATTCTGCCTGTGCTCTTCTTTCATTCAGAATCGTGTATTGCGCTTCAATCTCTTTTTGTTTTGCGTTTTCTTCTGGTGATGCGTATGTTCTAGGTGATACTTCTTTTAATTCTCCTGTAGAACTTATTTGGAAAACACTTGGGCTTGGCCGACCATTCAACATGGCAGCTTCTTCTTCTTCAGTTAGAGTCTTAAAGGTAGCTCCTTTGCTTGGTGATGACTTGCTTGCTTGTGAAAATAACATTCCTACATCACTTGAAAGTGCTGCAAATGTTGTTGGATCTTGGTTTTTGATGGCATTAGCCAAATTTTCCCTGTAAATCTTTGCATCATCACCGAAGCCACGACTTTCAAGCAATGAAAGCCTTGACTCAATCTTGCTTACCTCAGATCGAATGTTGCTGTTTGGGGAAAGTAAATCTACCAATTTCATTATTAGAAAATAATTTGTTGTCCAGCATTTGGAGGAGCAGCCGGCGCAGTACCTCCACCGCCCATTGCTGCGCGTCTTGCGCGGAGTGTTTCTAGTTGTTCCCTTTCAACCATCATGTTGAAAGAACTCCTAATTAATCCTTCAGCATTTTGTGCAATACTGGCTTGTTCAAACAATGACAAACTTGGGTCATTCATTTGAGTTAGCACAGATTGCGCTTGCTCTTTGAATCCCGGTATGGAATCTCCAACCAAGTTAATCGCGCTCTGAATCTGCATTTCTGCTGACTTCTTGGTTGCATTTAGTGCTTGGTTCTCTTTTTTCTTTTGCTGGAATTGATCAATCGATCCAGTAACAGCTTGATATGGTGCTGCCGCTGCTGCGCCACCTGCTGCTGCTGCTCCAGAATAATCTGGAATTTTGTATCCAGATGTTTGTACTTGTCCTGCTACTAGTGCCATAATTTTAGTCTACGAGTGAGTAGTTTACTGCCTTGAATCCTGCAATTTCAGAAACTGCATTTGGATTTACCTTTTCAACATCTTGAGCCATGACACCCATCTGTGTCACATTATCCCCCTTGTATTTGTAGGTGTAAATTGGCAAACCACTATTAGTTGCGCCAACACGCTTGATGTCTGTTTTCAAACGACGATCGGAAAATCTTGCTATTTGAGCAAATCCAGCAACAGCTTCACCCAAACCTCCACCACCTGACCCACTGCCTGAACCACTACCTGAACCACTACCTGACCCAAATATCAATTTGCCAAACATTTCGTTTCTTGCTTGTTTTGCTTGCATGTCGGCCTCGTATTGAGCCAAATTACGCGCATCAAGCGCACCAGCACGCTCACGGGCGAGGTTGAGTGGCAGGTTGTAGTCTAGTTGCGGCCCAAGCGATTGACCAAGTTCAAGACCTGTCAATCCAAGCCTCGTTCCTGCCTCATATGACGCCGGGGTGGCTCCAAGCATACGGAGTCCCGGTTGCGTGTAGAAAGAAGATGCAGCCTCAAATGAACGTTCTCTTGCTCCTGCTGCTTCTGCGCGCTTGGCTGCCAAAACATTTTCTCGATTCAAAACCTCTGTTGCCACAGACCCAGTAGACCCAAGCATACCCCTTGCACCGAATGACTCACGGGCGCGTTGCTCGGCTCCTCGTTGTTCTTCTGGAGTAAGCCCACGTGCTGCTTGTGTTGCCCTTTCAGCCTCGGCGGCTTCCATTTCCACAATTCTTTGTTGTTCTGGAGATAACGCACCAGCAAGCGTCCTAAACAACCCAGTCTGGCCAGTCATCGTGCCAAGTTCCTGCGCTCGCAGATCGGCCATTTGTTGCGCTGCACCAGTCCCAGCTTCTCGTTGAAGGCCAAGAACTCCACCTAATGCTTCACCACCAAATCCAAATGCTTGCTGCAAAAACTGCGGGGTATATTGACCTTGCATCCCCAAAAACATTGGTAATGCTTGGCCGTAATACCCAGACACTCCTGCCAATTGCTGTTGTGTAACGCTAGGTTTACCCTTCTTCCCAACCTTGAAAATGTCGGTCGGCATTGGCACTGATGGTGCGTCTCCGCTGAAAACTGATCCCATACTATTTTATTCTGTTAAATGTTTTATCGTAATCCCAAAGTCTTATTCTGCTTGACCCCTTGAAGTCTCGCTTGAAGGCAACATAGTCGAACTGGTTATTGAAGACCCCAAGAATAGGCTGCATGTGACCGGAGCAATAGGTGACAAACAATGTGTCAGCGTGATACCGCTCGACTGGTAACTCAGGGTTGAATGAGTCAGAGAAGTATCCCATGCAGAAGCACTCTGGCTGGCAAAGCACAAAACCGTTGCACAGATGCCAGTCAAGCAACTGCTCAAAGTTGTGGTTTTTTGCTGTGTAGTCATTGAATGCCTTGGTTATGCATGGGTTCATTCGTACATAATGTTGATAGAACCAGCGTCAAACGCGTCTGTTCCGTTTTCGGTGGTAATTCTCACTTGAGTCAACGCACTAGCAAGAGCAATTGAACCAGAAGAAAAACACATTGTAGATGTAGAGCCAGCTGAAAATCCAACCATTAAGTTGCCGATCCAAGTATTGCCAGTTGTTTTGTTCCAAGTGGCAGTACCGTGTATTACATCTGTATTTCCTGTTTGTCTAATTGCTAATCCAGATCCAGCAAGCGCAGTTCCACCAGCACCACTACCAGCGATTTCGGACATACTTCCAAGATAACCAGTAGTTACAAATCCAGAAGAAGTTCCAAGCTGTATTGTTTTCCTTGAGCTACCATTTGTGCTAATACCAAAGAGTGTTATGGTAACCCTGTTGACCCAGCTTGGTATATTAGTGAAATCAATGGATGTTCCAGATGTGCTTGCTTGTGATGTTCCCAACGTCAATGGCTGCGCCAGTTTAGCTGGAGTCACATTTGCGTTAAGAATTTTTGCAGTCGTTACTGCATCATCAGCAATCTTGGCTGTTGTAATGGCACTATTGTCAATTGTTGCAACGCCAGATGAAACAGTAAAATCTCCAAAATCAGAGTTTGAAAGCTTTGCTGGAGTCACATTGGCATCAGCAATTTTGACGGTAGTTACTGCTCCCGTAGCGATGTTTCCCGTTTGCACTGTTCCAACTTTTAAATAGCCACCAGCATCAACCAGCAAAGTAGTCCCATCGACAGCCTCTTGGTTCCCAGTTTTAAATACAGCTTGGTCAATGATATTGTTTAGTTTGGTGCTTGTAATTTGCTCACCATCAACAAATGTGTTTGTTGTATCAAGAATCGCCATAATTAGAATTGTGAGATTGTTTGTCTATTCGTGACTGTGGCATCAACAGAAATTGAGTTAACCTTCGGTCGTCCAACCCCCTGCGATCCTGACAGATTTGGCAAAATTGTCAATTGGCCATAGAATCCACGGGCATTCCCAATACGCATACGCAAATTGGCAGTCTCATTAGGTGGTAAATCTTGCCCGATTAGCGTGTTGATTTGACCAATTTGATACTTGTCAGAGTCTGGATCTTCAGTTGAAAACTGGAATACAGCATCCGTGTTTTGATCGTTTGCCTGACATTGAACTTGAGCCACGGAGAACTTTTTGCGGTCGTATGTTCCAAGAGTATAACCCCTAGTCTGAAGCTCATACAAAACATTGTATGTTGTAGAGCCGCCAAGTGGGTCTAAAGACGCGCTGTCTATTGGCGTATCACTAGCATTTGCCTCATGAATGCCACCTTGGTCGTTGATGTAGAATAATGTATTCCTTGCACCAACCTTGCCGTAGTGCATATTTAGAATGTTAAATTCACCATTTGCAAAGGTGTCTACTGATTCCCATGATTTATTTAGGGTATTGTAGATCAGAATCGTATTGTTGCCTGTAGCGTCATTTGCCCCGGCAACAGTATCCAATGGGACAGCAATGTAGTAACGATTGTCGTAGAATATTCCAACAGATTTATCTGCCAGCGATTTATTGATTCTGTCAATGAATGGCTGTATGTTCTTTGATAGTGGCTCACTCGCGCCACGCAAGTTGTATTCATCTAGGAACTCAATGGCATAGACACCGTTATCCGATAGGAAGAATACCACATTGGCAAATCCAACAATAGACTTCCTAGCAAGGCATCCAACTTCGCTTGTTAGCTCGGTTACTACAGTATCCTCAAGGCTTCCTTGTGTCCCCCTAACACGATGGATACTATTCCGATTGAACACGATAAGATTGTCATCGTAGAACGAGTGGAATCCAACAGTAAAGTCGGCAATACCAGCCGTAATTCGGAACTGGCTAAAGATTTGATCGTAGGTGTCACCATCGAGAATGTCTGACGCTAGAATCTGATCCCGCTCATTTCTGTCCGTATAATCTGGAGATAATGCGGTATCACTAACATCATACCAGAACGGAACCCACAAACGTCTTTGGAAGTAGCTGCCCCACGGAGGTGCTGGCATATGGGTAAATCCACCACCGATGGAGAATCTACCACCAAATTCAAAAGAGTCCGAACCTCCAGCAGTTATGTCCCCAGCAGGAACATAAAACTTTATTTCAGTGGAACTAGCACTTACTACTTGATACTGGTTGCCTTGTAGTTGAGAGAGTTGCGGAATCTCTGTGTAGTGAATGGTAACAAAATCACCAACTTGAATTGTCGTGTTTCCAGTTACTGTAGCGGTCAAGAGACCATCCGAAACAGCAACGGCACTACTATTGATTGTAAATGCCTGCTGTGCTGTGTATGCACCACCCAAAACCTTTGTAAAACCAGATGCAACCATTTTTGCATTGGTAACACCATAGGTCTCGTTGGTTGATGTCAGAGAAAAAGTAAAGGTATCAGCAGTAACTACAGTTATTGTTCTCAACCCATTTGGGTTTGTTCCAGTGTAGGTAAGGTCAGATAATGTTACTTGATCCCCAGTATCAAGTCCGTGGGCCTTAACTGTTACTGTGACAACGTTTGAAGAAAGTGCCGCAGCAGTGATTACTCGGCCTTGTGGAAGCCACTCAAAAGATTGATTACCTCCATCTCGAAACAAGTAAACCCTGTCGAATGCTTGTATCATGTTAACCTCACCAGACAAAACAGCACTACCTGGGTAAGGTATATTTGTGACCGCGTAAGTTGTAAGGTTTACCTTCTTGGCATTTAATCCTGTAGCAAGAATAATGCTTTCGTCATTGTTGCTTGTTGGATCGCTAAACAAACAAGATCCCAAAATGGATGTTACAGCATCATCATCAATCTGTGAATTGATGTACCCATAAGTCCCATTGACTGTTAGGGTAGGGTTGTCAGCAATTGTGTAAGAAAATGTAAGTGTCGTGGCTGATGCAACAGTCATCTGGTAAGAACCAGCCTTAATCCCTGTGATCGGCTCCGTAGTGACCTGAACATTACCAAGCGTTGCGTATGCTGTACCAGTAAGGCCATGCGCTGACCCAAATGTTAGCGTCACAACATTACTTGAACTTGCCGCGCTGGAAATCGCCTTGTTTGAGTTAATCAAGAAGAACGGCAATCTCAATGGTGAACCGCTGGATGCCAACGCACCACTACGCAGGGCAATCCCTTTTCGTGGCTGCCAATACCCATCCATGCGTCCGTTCTTTGACAAAACCACCTCTCCAGCTTGCAACTGATTAGGCTGCAACCGCTGGTTCATACCAACAAAACTGGGATCACCATCCGTTAGGATGTTGTCGTCAAGTCCCCCAAATGAACGATATGCTGGCATTAACTTAAACAGGTTGCTTGCATTTTCATTCTCACCACTGTTACCGTTGGAGTTCCGCTGGTGGAAGCCAAGAATAACTCAACATAGTCGTTTGGTGCAATATCAATAATCCACATTATGTGGAGCTTCCCGATTCCATTATGGGGAACAGTTGCGTTGCATTGAGTCGCATCTATTAAGGTTCCACCTTTGTTCAATTTTGCTGAAACCTCAATTGAAGAACCAGTAGTATTTTGAACATCACAAGTGGCAATTATGTTGAAAACCCTGCTATAGTCGCTAGTATGTCTTAACCTGCAATTTGCTGGACTGCTAAAATTAATGCTTGTACTGGTATCTAGCGTACTAGAGTGGCTAATTTTAGCGTACGTTGTCGATAATGACATCGTGGATGAATTGCCTTGGAAGTAAAGTTGCCCCCTAGGAAGATCTTTTAATGCAATAACACCAGACTGGTCAGGCAATTGCCATGTTCTGCTGTCCGTTTGGGTTGCTGGTTTTAGTAGACCATTTAATGCTGATCCCTCCTTAAACCACTCAATCCCAAAATTAGACTTACTAATTCTGATTAGGTCATCAACCCCATTTACGCCAAACCACGCATGATGGTTACCACCGCCATAAATTTCAGCCCCCACGCCTGTGCTTGTATTGCCGGCCACAAGTGCTGCACTGCTGGAGTTTGAGTTAAATTGACAACCACCAGTCGAGCTTCTCTTTGCAAAAGTGTTTGGTGTGCCGATATTGGTTGCCGTAACCCATTCAACATCTGAAGCACTTGAGTTTAATGCAAGTGCCTTACTGGCATTGCTACTGTACGATGGCAACAGGTTGACCCTAGCATTTGCAACAGTTGTAGCCCCAGTTCCCCCATTGGCAACCGGAAGAGTTCCCCCAGTTCCACCATTGGAAACCCCAAGCGTCCCGCTTACGGCAGTCGTATCTCCAAGTGGAACCTTCTGGAAAGAAACGTTTGTCCCGTCAGTCCTCAAAAACTCACCAGCACTTGCTGATTGGCTTGGCAAAAGATTGTTCCTTGCGGCACTAGCTGTAGAAGCCCCAGTTCCACCATCAGAAATCGCCAAATCCGTTATGCCTGAAACACTTCCACCAGTAATAACTACTGAATCAATTGTGCCGCCACTAATGGTAACAGTCCCAGCGTTTTGCGTGGCCATGCTGCCAAGTCCAAGGGTAGATCTCTGTGCTGTAGCATCAGCATCATCCAATAAGTTCCTACCAGCTTGAGTAATGCTGGCTTCAGCCCAAGTATCTACTCCGGTGGTGTACGCGAGCTTGTCAGCGGCAGTGCCTAGGGCTGACAACGATTGCAGGGTTGCATCATATGCTTGGACATTCGTGCCGATAACCAAGCCAAGGGTTGACCTTTGGTCATACACAGTAGCGTCATCCAATAGTGCTCTCCCAGCAGCCGTACAGGTAATTTCCTCAACGTCACCAGAACCAGCACTAGATCTTCCAAGAATCTTATCTGTGGCAGAAACATTCTGCATCTTTGCATACGTTACGGAGTCTGATGCAATTGTCGTCGCCCCACTACCAGCGGATGCCGTTACATCACCAGTCAGCGCACCTCTTCGTATGCCACCAGATCCAGTAAACTCCAAACCACCACCAACAGTTAACTGCTCAACATCCCCAGAACCACTACTATCTCTGCCAAGAAGTCTGTCAGACGTGATGTTCTGTATCTTGCCTAAAGTCACCGCATCATTGTCAATAGTCCAGACAGTTCCAGAACTACTTACAGTGATGTCGCCATAGTCCCCATCACCGGGGACACCTCCGCTTGCACCTGTTGATGCAATCGTGATTCCACCAGACGTATTGGTTACAGTAACGTTAGCTCCAGCCGTAATCGTTGACTTGCTGAACCCAGAACCATTGCTGATAAGCAACTGGCCATTGGAGGCCGACTCTAGCTTGTCCGCGCTAATCTGACCATCCTCAATGTTGTCACCCTTAACCTTGGTTTTCTCTAAACCACGAATGCGCTGAACCCCAAGCCTATCCTTGAGCCAGTCGATGCTTTTATCACCAATGGATGTCTTGACGAACATCAGTCGTAGTAAGCAATCCCAGAACCGGCAGTAAGTGTTACTTCAGTAAACTGGCACTCGATCACCTGACCAGCCGGAACCGTCACAACGAGGTAGGAACCACCAAGTCCGTCTAGCGGATCTCCATTAGGCTTCCTAGCATCGTAGAACGTGCAATCAGCATCCTCAATCGCAAGGAATGAACGATAGCCCTCCAACCTTATGGCAGTATCAG